AACGCCGCAAGGCGGACGCGCTGAACCGTGCCTACGCCTTTTTGTCTGAACCATCCTTCGGCGAAGCGGCGCGGTCGTTGGCCGACAAGCTGGTGGCCATGGGCTTCGAGGAGGACGAGGCGCGCGACAACATCGAGCCCGCGCAAACATCCCTCGATGCCGATACTGGCCTGTTCGGGCCGCGCGACAAGCCGAAGCCCACCTTCAAGCACACGGTAACGGCGACGCCCGAAGTTTTTGCCGAACTGAAGAAGCGCGAGGGCGTGAGCGTCCGCGACACCGGCGGCGGCAAGATCGAAATCACCGTCACCGGCCGCGTCGACGGCGAACTGGAGAAGGTGATCGCCGAAACGTTGCCCGAGACGGAACGGAAGGGATTCGCCGAGGCCGTTTCGAAATACCGCGTCGATGTGAGGGACCAGTTGTCGCGCGCCGAGCAGGGCGAGACCTTCAAGGTCCCGCGCCTGATGTCGGAGATCCAGGGCGAACTGGAGTTCGCCGACACCGACGTGTTCATGGAGTTTCACGACTGGTCGTTGCTCGATCATTCCTCGAAACTCGGCGAGGCCGAGTTCGCGATCCGCGAGACGGCGCGCAGCTTCGAAATCGACCTCGACGGCAATCGCATCACCTATCAGTTCGCCGACGAGGCGGAGCAGCTGGCGCTCGACGTCGACGTCGAAGGTTGGACGCCGGAGGCGCTGGTGCTGTGGCTCGACCGGCAGGTGCGTCAGCCGGACATTCACCAGACCGAGCTGTTGCGCTGGTTGCGCGACCTCGTCGGCCATTTGATCAATGAACGCGGGATGCACATCGCGGCGCTGATGCGCTGCAAGTTCATCCTCGCCCGAAAGGTCCGCGAGAAACTCGCCGCCATCCGCCAGCAGGAGCGCGACGGCGTCTACCAACGATACCTGTTCGCCCCGGAAGCCAAGGTGGACGTGTCCTTCGACGAGGCTTTCAGCTTCAAGGACGGGATGTACTGGGACCAGCGCCGGTATCGTGGCCGCTGGAAACCTCGCAAGCACTTCCTTGGTCCCGACCACGTGCCGGCCTTCGACGGCGCCGAGAATGGCGAGGAGTTCCAGTGCGCGCAGGCCATCGACAGCCTGCCGGGCCTGAAGTTCTGGATACGCAACGTCGCCCGCCACCCCAACTCGTTCTGGCTGCCGACCGCGACGGACAAGTTCTACCCGGATTTCGTGGCGAAGTTGGAGGACGGACGTTTGCTCGTCGTCGAGTACAAAGGCGCCCACATCGCCGACGGTCCCGACACCGCCGAAAAACGCACCATCGGCAAACTGTGGGAGAAAAAGAGCGGCGGGAAAGGGCTCTTCATCGTCGTCGAGAAGACGGTCCACGGGAAGGACATGCGGGTGCAGATGGTGGAGAAGATTGGCGGGGGGTGACCGATCACGCCATGGCTTACAGCGACTACGTCATCTACGTCGACGAGAGCGGCGACCATAGCCTGGATTCCATAGACCGGGACTACCCCGTCTTCGTTCTCGATTTCTGCATCTTCCGGAAAGATCACTACGCCAATGTGGTCGCGCCGCAAGTGCAGGCGTTCAAGTTCGCGCACTTCGGTCATGACATCGTCGTCCTGCACGAACACGAGATACGCAAGCAGAAGCCACCCTTTGTCTTCCTGCAGAACCAGCAGAAGCGCGCCATTTTCATGGACGGCCTGAATCAGCTCATCGAACAGGCTGATTTTACCATCGTCGCTGCCGCCATCCACAAGGAGCGATTGACCCGGCAATATGCGCATCCAGCCAATCCCTACGAGATGGCCCTGACCTTCTGTATGGAGCGGGCATACGCATTCCTGCGCGACATCGGCCAGCATGGACGGACGACGCACATTGTCGTCGAGCGACGCGGCAAGCGAGAGGACGATGATCTTGAACTTGCTTTCCGCCGTATCCGCGACGGGGCAAATCAGTGGGGCGCTATGCCCCACTTCGAAATCGTGTTCGCGGACAAAAAGACGAACTCAGCTGGCCTGCAGCTTGCCGACCTTACAGCGCGCCCCATCGGACGCCATGTACTGGATCCCAATCAGCCTAATCGGGCCTGGGACATCATCGAGCCCAAGCTGCGCCGCAGTCCGCAAGGTCGAGTGAATGGTTGGGGGCTGAAAATCTTCCCCTAAAAAGCGAAAGGCCCCGGGAGACCCCAGAGCCAGCCGCCGACCGGGAACATCCCCCAGTCCGATAGCTATAAGATCGTCGTCGGCGAGCCAAAAGTCAAGAAATTGCCGACGCGTCGCCATCGCTCGGCAAAGACACCCGATCATTCCCAAACGTTCCCAATAGCTTGAGGCTTGCCGCCGCGCGAGACTCGGCGGCATGCGGAACTTCGTCCAACGCCTTTTCGGGATCGGCAGACAGCGCGCCTTCGACGCGGCAGGCGGCGGCCGTCGCTGGGAGAGCGCCAAGACGGTCGATGGCCTGAACACCGCGATCCTGACGGGAGCGACCACGGCGGCGCGGCGGGCCGGGTGGTATGCTCGCAACAATCCGTGGGTCGCGGCGGCGGTGGACAGCTTGGTCGGCAATGTCGTCGGCGCCGGGATCAAGCCGCAATCGACGCATCCCGACCGCGCGGTGCGCGAGCGGCTGCAGGCGCTCTGGCTGCGCTGGACCGATCACGCCGCCCCGGATGGGCTGGCGGATTTCTACGGGCTGCAGGCGATGGCCGTGCGGGCGATGGTCGAGAGCGGCGAGAGCTTCGCCCGGCTGCGCGTGGCCAGCGACGGCGACACCATTGCCCTTCACATCGATCTTCTGGATCGCGAGCAGGTGTCATCGGACCTGCATCGCGAGATCGGCGGCGGGGCGCGCATCCGTGCCGGCATCGAGTTCGACTCGGCCGGCCGTCGCGTCGCCTACTGGGTCCGCTCCTCCCGACTTGGCGACCCCTTCGGTCCGCTCCGCATGGACCCCGTGCGCGTTCCCGCCGTCGATTGCATCCATCTGTTCAAGCCGCTCGCGGCGGGCCAGCTGCGCGGCATCACCTGGCTTGCGCCGGTGCTGCTCAGGCTGCACGAGCTCGACCAGTTCGAGGACGCGGCCCTGGTCAAGGCCAAGGTGGCGGCGCTCTTCACCGGCTTCATCACCGATCCCGATGGCACCGTTGGCGGGCTCTCGGGCACGAGCAACGCCGGCGTGCTGCAGGTCGGCATGGAGCCGGGCAGCCTGATCCCGCTGCCGCCCGGCGCCGACATCCGCTTCTCCAACCCGACCGAGCACGATGCCTACGCCCCCTTCGTCAAGAACCATCTGCGGGCCGTCGCGGCCGGGCTGGGCCTGCCCTACGAGCTGGTGTCAGGCGACCTCGAAGGTGTCACCTATTCCTCGATCCGCGCTGGGCTGATCGAGTTTCGCCGCCGTGTCGAGCAGCTCCAGCACAATGTCGTCGTCCACCTGTTCTGCCGGCCGGTGTGGGAGCGGTTTGTGCGCCTCGCGGTGCTGACCGGCGATCTACCCGCGCGGGACTTCGACCGGAACCCGGACGCTTACCTTGGCTGCGAATGGCTGCCACCGAAATTCGACTACGTCGACCCGATGAAGGACGTGCAGGCCGAGATCATGGCGATCGGCGCGGGGCTCAAGAGCCGGACCCAAGCCATCTCCGAGCGCGGCTATGACGCCGAGCAGGTGGACGCCGAGATCGCCGCCGACCAGGAGCGCGCCACGGCGCTCGGGCTCGACTTCTCCCGCGCGAAGCGCATCCCGACGGAGGCGGTCAATGCCTGATCTCCTGACCCGCCGCGCCGATCTCGCACCGGCCACCGCCGACCGCGAGGCCCGCACCGTCGAGGTGATCTGGTCCACCGGCGCGCCCGTGAAGCGCCGCGACATGGCGGGCGAGTACATCGAGCGCCTGAGCATGGAGAAGGACGCGGTCGATCTCTCCCGGCTCGACGGCGCGAGCGTCCTCGACGCCCATCGCCAGGACAGCCTCGCCCGCGTGCTCGGCACCGTGCGCGACGCCGCCGTGGACGGCAAGCGCGGCACCGCCCTCATCCAGTTCTCGGCACGGCCGGAGGTGGAGCCGGTCTGGCAGGACGTGCTGGCGGGCATCCTGCGGCACGTCTCGGTCGGCTATTCCGTCGAGGACTGGGCCGAGACCACAGAGAACGGCGCCCGGGTGCTGACCGCCGTCCGCTGGACCCCTCACGAGATTTCCCTGGTACCGACACCCGCCGACCCCGGCGCCAAAATTCGCATGGAGAACGACATGACCGATACCGACACCGGGGCAGCCGAGACGCCGCCCGCGACGGAGACGCAGACCCGCGCCGCCGTCAATGCCGAGATCCGATCCATCGCCCGCATCGCTGGCCTGGACCAGGCGTGGGTCGATAGCCAGATCGACGCCGAGGCGGATGCCGACACCGCTCGCCGTGCCGCCTTCGAAGCGTTGGCCAAGCGCAGCGCGCCCACCATCCGCACCGAGCAGGTGCGTGTGGAGATGGGCGAGAGCCAGGACGAGCCGGCGCTGCGCGCCCGCCAGATGGGCGAGGCGCTCTATGCCCGCATCAATCCTCGACATGAGCTCTCCGAGCCCGCACGGCGGTATGCCTATGCCACGCCGGTGGACATGGCGAAGGAGCTGCTGACGCTCCGCGGCGAGTCCACCATGGCCCTGTCGCCCGCGAGCCTCGTCACCCGCGCGCTGCACACCACCTCGGACTTCCCGATCATCCTCGGGGACACGGTGGGCCGCGTCCTGCGCGACGCCTATCAGGCCGCACCCGCCGGCGTGCGCCGGCTCGGCCGCCAGACCACGGCGCGGGATTTCCGGGCGGTGAACAAGATCATGCTGGGCGAGGCGCCGCTCTTGGAGAAGCTCAACGAGCACGGGGAGATCAAGGCCGGCACCATGGCCGAGGCGCGCGAGGCCTACAAGGTCGAGACCTGGGCCCGCAAGATCGGCATCACCCGGCAGGTGCTCGTCAATGACGACCTCGGCGCCTTCTCCGACCTCGCCC